AATATGCTGTTGGGCTTTCTCCTGGCTTTTTAACAGGTGGTTGAACCTCTGCAGTAAGAAAACCCAACATGCCTAATTTTTGCATGATATTTTTAAAGCTTGCATCCATTGTTTTTTGAACACAAAGGCTATCAATTGAAGATATAAAAGGAGGTACTGCATAAGGACTTTGGAAATACCGGCGCAATGCAATATATTTATATGTCAATGGATTTAATTCTACAAGCGTTCTATTTATTATGCCTGCATTTGTATTTGTTATTCCTCCAAAAAAATTTATTTGAAAGGGCAAAAATTCATCTTTTTTAGGATCATAGACAAACTTTATAACCTTTGGTGCAATCCTTACTATCTTATCTATTCTGTCAAGTTTGCTATTAGGAATTATCTCAGCACTAAGGGCACCATTAATTGCAAGTTGTGCTAAAAGATCTGCTTTGAGGCTTCCAAGTCCTGAAGAATTAGAATACCAACCATCTTCTGCAGATTTTAATACAAGTAATAATTCCCTTTGTTGACTATCCGGCATATTATCAGGTAGTATTATTTCTTGTGGAGTATTTGCTAATTGTACAACATTATCGACTGCATAACTGAAATAACTATTAAATGCAGCTAAGTTCTCCATTGTAGATAGGAATTCTACAGCGAAATCCGGTTCAATCTCCTGTAGTTTATTTGTAGGTGCAAAGGTGTCTATTAGATCAGGAACACTACTTCTTTTGCCTGGTAATGGGAGAAAATCATCATCAGTATGGGATTCGCCAACTTTACGTAATATCCTGCCCCCCCCCGTATAATGTCATTTCCTTTTTTAATCCCATAGCATAATGCGTTAAGGATTAATATACGCAAAAAAAAAGGAGACTTTTTACAGCATCATTTTAATCGGTTAACTACCACGTAAGTTTTCCATAAGCATCCAATATACATACGGCTATTCCAAGCAATCCTATAAAAATTACCATACATAGCATAATAGCATAATGAATATCATCATACTTTCCAGGATAGCCATTTCTATATTGTATCTTTGGTTTCAGATGATCAGGTATTGAGTCTATGTATTTTTTTTCTTTACTCATAATTTAGTACTCTTCTTTTTCTCAGCAAACTTCTGAACTACTTTAAAGCCAAGTACTCCTAATACCATTGATATGGTTTGCCATTGAGGTGTCCAAATGCCAACAGTAAATACTGCATGCATCCAGTCTATCATTGTTCCAAATACAACAACAAGGGAAAATAACCTGGAGCTACTAAATCTTCCGTTATCTTCCTGAAGGAATTGTAAAAAATTGAAGTTCATATTTTTGATTTCGGTTTATTAAGATAATATTTCTTGTTAAAATTTGAATTCTTTACATATTTCTTCTGCCAGTTTTAATGCTGCTTGTTCGGCTTCTTCTCTAGAAAAATAACTTTGAATATGATCTATTCTAATCATTTGCCAATCTCCATCACCTTGAGATTCCTTTGGAGTTTTCTTACGAAAGCATTCAATAGCAAATTTGCCGTTTGAAGGTTGGTATCTTGGAAATATTCTAACTCCACGTTTATCAAAATCATGTAATGTCATACTGTAATTTACAAAATTTAAACAAAAGGTAAAAATAGATTCTGATTATAATATCCCTTCCGAACCCAGTTCCAATATACTAAAGCATCTGCCATATTTGGAGATTTACCACCGGTACGCTTTTTAACATCCTCTTTAGCTTCAATCCTGATCATTCCCCTTTTTGAAATATCCAACGGTGCAATAAGTTCTTTTTTCAAATCCCGTAATATCCTTTTGTCATCTATAGAAATGATTACCTGCTTTGTTCTCAAGTCCTCTTTTAATTCCCACCACATCTGAGCACGTAAGCTTGCAAACTTTGTCATCAGTTCACCACTTTCGGGATCTTTGGCCATAACTTCTTCCAATTGACCACCGATTAAACTTGTAGGCGTAAAATCAAGATCAATTAAGGAATTTACCGTAGCTACACCAACACCAACACCATCTATTCCGATATTTACAGAATCAATTTCATAATCTTTAATAGTTGGTATCCCATAATCAGTATAATCGTTTTGACTAAGTTCCCAGGCATCATAAACTAGATTGTAAGCTAAGTGATTTGCATTTGGGCAATGAAACTCTTTTAAATAATCCATCTTGTTACCTTTTCCAAATGCAACAGCCGCCATGTCGCCCTGTTCTGAATTTGCTACATCAACACCTACAGAGTTATAAAAATCCTTTTCCCTGTATTCGACATCGAATGTTTCATCTCCTTCTGTACACTGATCAACCGAGGCTGCTTTTATTAGTGCTCCACTTGCCTGGGCAGGTGCAATACCTCTAGTCATCGCTATAAATAACGGGCTGCTTTCTCCAAATTGTTCCTTTCGAAGTTCTATGCTCTCATTTGTAACAGCACCAGGAATAATTCTTCTGTTATTTACAACATTAGGATGATCATATGCGCTAATTCTGATAGCTTCAGTATGTCTTAATTGGCAAAGTATATGTAAAGCATCTGAAATACTTGTTGGATTGCCAACACCGCAAATAAGGTTTCTTATGGGATCAGCACAGGTATTTACAATTGCATTCAAAATACTTTGGTGTATCGCTGTCAATTCGTCAATTATAAATAACATATATTCAGCATGGAACCCTCTCATTTTCCCGGCACTTTCTTCACCTGCACCAACTCCTGCAACTATTCCTATTGCTTCATGTCCTGTTTCTGAATCTTCTGAATCTTCAATTTTTAATTTGTGTGTCCTGTCATCAACCCTTAGATTAAGTGAATACAATTCTGCATGTGGTCTTATTTTTTTAAATCTCTTATTAAACATGCGTCCAATTTCTTTCCAAAGGACACGCTTTAATTGTTCAAGTTTTGGCCCCGTTGTAATTACAAGGGAATTAGGGAAAACATCTAGGTACCATGCTACAATACGAGCTAAAACAAAAGTTTTGCCAACGCCTGTACCCGATTCTATTCCGACCCACCTTCCATTAGCCAAAGCATTAAAGGCTACTGCGAAAGGGTTCTTGGTGCCGTCCCATTTATGATTTTCGTAACCTGGGTGTTTATCCCAGTAAAGTAATTTGTCGTCAACTCCTAAACGTTCAGTAAGCCAAGTCTCTGGTTTAGTCTGGTAAGATTCGAGTTTGGAGTGCTTAATAAGTTCTATAAGTCCTCTTTCTTTTCGGGTTTGGAACATATGATATTGTAAAGTTCGTCTTTATTTTCGGGAATTGGATGTTTAGTCATTGTACCTGAATGCCGGACATCTTCATAATATTTCACATGATCCTTATAGATGTATAAAGCTTCTAATCTATTTGAAGTAAAACAATTTGTATTTTTCAATTGTACCCACGTTCTTGTTACATCTTGTAAAAGCCAGCTTTTGATTTCTATAGAAGATTTGTAAACTTTCATTTTTACCTTTATTAGTGGCCCAGACAGGATTCGAACCTGTGACCTTCTGATTATGAGTCAGATGCTACTAACCAACTGAGCTACTGGCCCTTTTTTAACAATTCCGGGTTTTCGTTAATGTTTCCTATTTTGGTACATTGATATAAATATATCATTGTTTCCCCTTCCCAGCCTATTGAACTTTTAGAATGAGAAAAGACACCATTTTCAAACTTGACAACTCCAATTACTCCATTATCTACTTGAGAATCACCTATAACAATATCGTTTAAATATAGCTCTTCTTTTTTCTTACCGATCACTCCAGAATACATTTCAACAATGTATCTGCCTGGAAAAAGGCTTTCATGTTCTGAAGGCATATCAATTGTTCTTCTAACTAATTCGCCTGCCATAGTTATAGTCATATCCTCAAGATTGCCTTTATATGCTTCATAAGTAGGCTGGAAATATTTCTTTTCCTTAGTATCCCAAATGCGAAACTTAGGCCGGTTTGATGTGTCTATTTCTGGCATATATTTTTATTTAATCAATAATTTCATAAGATACAGTTATATGCTTTTTTAACTTTTTT